TGGGTGCCCGTGATGATTCCCGCGACCCGGACCTTGAAGCCGGGGTTCTTCTTCGGGTCGGTGTGCTCGCACTTCCCAGAGATGGCCCCACAGCCCTCGATGACGCATCGGAAGGCGGAGGGTGGGAGCTTGGTTCGGTTGATGAACCTGGGCTCAGCCATCGGCCACCTCTACTTCGGGCTCATGCCCACAGCGTTGGCAGAACGGCAGCTTCGTGTAGTTGTAGAAGAACCCGGGCTCATTGGTGAACGGGTTCGTTTTGCCCGTGGGGATGTCCGTGAATGCCTGCACCCAGACCTTGTGGCCGACCATCCAGCACATGAATCGTGTGAGCATCACTCCACCTCTCTGACGAACTTCATGGGCCCACTACGCGGTTGGAGCACTAGATGTCCCAGGTGAGCTTCGTATCCTTGGTGATGGTCCGGTCACCGCCGACCAGCATCAGCGAGCTGTCGTTCATGATCTGCTTCCCTGAAAGGCCCTTCGGAGTGTCGTCCCCGTTCCAGCAGTCATGGAAGAAGCGATAGGCGTGGTCGTTGTTTCCAAGCACCTGAGTGGCCTGCCAGGCGTTGCCATCCCACTCCTTCGCACGTCGGGCCGCCTCAACCACCATGAACGCCTGTGCGGGCGTGTGGACCAGCTTGGTGTCTGACTTGGTCAGGGAAGCTCCGAAACGCTTGCCATCCTTCCAGTGCTTCAGGAACCCTGAAAACCGGGTCGGGTAGAAGGACACGAACTTCGACCCACCGGATGCCTTGGCACCGAGGTTGTTCCAGCAGTCGTTCATCGTCGACCCGTAGCAGTTGCACTGCCAGACCATGCGGATCTTCAGAGGCCGGACGTTCTTCTCCAGGTAGCTCTGGGTCACGAACCCGTTGTCGCCATACGTGCCGTTGCTGGACCGGAAGTTGTTGTTCCACCCGTGGCTGAAGATGAACACATCGACTTCGTAGCCCTCATCACCGAGCTGGTTGAGGTACTTCGCCAGGTTCTCCTTCGTGGGGATGTCCTCGATGGTTGCGGCCTTGGCGGCCTTTGGCGACATATCGAAGCCAGCCACCTCGGTCTCGTGCCTGAGGAGAACCGTCTTGTCGTAGCCGTCGAGGGCCTTGTGGACCGGAACCGTCTCTTGGGCGAGACGGTTCACATAGGAGTTCTCACCGAAGTAGAAGAAGACGAGCGATGCGGTTTTGGGCATAGAGGCTCCGTCAGGAGATGCGTTTGATGTCGTCGAGGATGCGTTGGGCATCGTCCAGAGAGCCGTAGGTGCCTCCGAGAGCCTTCTCAGCTTCCGCCATGTGCTTCACGAAGTCCCGAACATCGAGGCCGTACCAGGTTGCCGTACTGAACGCGGAAGTGACCTCATTGCGCCAGTCATCGGACTCAACACCCTTCCGGGCCATGTCCTCACGAATCGCACTCATGGACTCTGCAGTCTCCCGGTGCGTTGACTTCCACGCCTCGTAAGCATCCTGAACCGCTTCAAGGGCACGCAGCTCTGTCTGGACATCTTTGGCCGCCTTTGCCAGCAACCTGCGATCCCAAGGAAGCCCACCGGCCTGCTTCTTCAGCAAGGGCAGCAAGAGGGGACGCAGCTCCTCGTTGGAGGCAGCGAGGCGAATGATGCGGTTGCGGAGAGTTGGCATGGTGACCCCAAGACTACCCCTTGGTGGCTATCGGCTGGCTACCGGGGCTCAAGCGGGGACGCCAGGTGCCTTCCACCGGCCCTGGGTGATTAGACCCTCGGACCCGTCCCAGACACCACCCTCGATACGAGCGGTGCCACCGATGCGAGCCCTCCCACCAACCCGGGCGTTCCCGAAGACCTCGGCTCTGCCGAAGACCTCGGCGTGGCCATCCACCTTGGCGTTCCCGTAGACGGAGCCGTCCTCATCCACCTTGGCGTTCCCGGTGATGTGGGCTCGACCGGAGATGAGTGCCTCACCAGCCAAGCGAGCCTTCCCGTCAACCACCGCCTGTTCCAGAACCATTGCACGAGCCGTCACCTCGGCATCCCCCGCCACCACACAACCGCCCCCTCGGCCAGAGATGCGGGCGTCTCCAGAGATGAGTGCGTTGTCCTTCACGTAGGCAGTGCCTTTCACGATGGCACTGCCTCTCACGATGGCCTTCCCATGGACGGCACCATCATCCGTAACGAGAGCACGTTCTCGAACCTGCCCTCGCTCATACACCTTGGCCTTCCCGGTTACACGGGCATGGTCCGTGATGAGAGCATTGCCCCCCACCGAGGCTCGGCCGGAGAGTGCGGCGTTGCCGGAGACCGTGGCGTCATCCTGCACCGTGGCAAGGTCAACCACTGAAGCCCGGTCAAGAATCCGAGTGTGCCCGGACACCATGGCCGACGGGGCCACATAGGCTCCATCAGCCACCATCACATCGGGGCCGATGGTGTGAATAGACTCAGCAGTGACAAGGCTCATCGCGAGATGCTCCGGTTGGGCTACCCATGTGGGAATATCGAAGCCCTACCGCTCCTCTTCGATCGGCTCTCCAACCTTCTCCGGAATCTCTTTGAACTTCTTCGGGGGCGGATTGGGCTCATCAGACACCAGCTCGGGTGCCAGGGGCTCCATGCCGCTCATGCGTTGGATGGAGTCGATGACTTCCTTGTGCATGTTGGCCCGAACGTTCAACTCCAGCTGCTTGTACTCGGGGGACTCGTAGTAGTCCCTGGCACCCCGCTGGATGATCTCGGCGGCCATCTTGTCTATGGCGGCTTCCGCTTCCGTGGGGTCGGCCTCCGGTGGGAAGATGCGTTTGGCGGCATCCTCGTCCATGGTGAACATCACGTACTTGAAGGTGTTGGCCAGCATGGGGTGTTTGGCCATTGTCTCCTCGGCCACGACACCGAACATGACGATGAACACCAGAGCGACTCGTGGGTACTCCAGGGCCAGGTCCATCCAGGAGACACCCCACTCAACCGCTGTGCCGTAGAGGCCCCTCAAGAAGAAGTGGATGGCTCTCCACAGGGCGTTGATCTTCGCTCCCCATGAGTCCTCTGTCGGAGATTCCACCAAAGGGTGTGGGACTGGGAGGTAGAGTTTCCCGTCTTTGCCGACCTTCTCTTCGGGCTTCGCGGGAACGGCTTCGGGAGTGTCTTCAGACATGATGAACCTCTCCCTCATAGGGAGAGGTCATCAAAAAGCTACCGCTTCACCAGACCCACCACAGGTCGGAACTCCCCTCTCATTGTGGGCTGCCACATCAGACGACGGCGGCCAAACAGATCCTTGATCGTCCCTCCTTTGGTGGCATCCCCGACACCACGAAAGGGCTCCAACAAAACTTGGGGGTGATTGAAGCGGCCAGGGTGCTTTTCCTTCAGTCCTTCCCAACCCCAGGAGACATCCCGCAGCGTGGAAACTTCCCCGCCTCGTTGGGGGTCGTCATAGGTGATCTTCACCCGGTCGCCCGGACGGAGGGACTTCAGGATGGTGAGCTGTCTGGAAAAGTCGTCCACCTTGTCCAAACCCTCCTCCTCAACAATCCGCCGGGTGCGGAGGACGGTGTTCCAGTTCACATCGGCCTCGTCAGCCAGAAGGTTCAGGAGAGCCTTCCGGTTTGTGGAACCCTTGGGCATTCCTGAAGCAAGACGGATGAGCTTCGAGCGCAGATCAGACATGGTGAACCTCTGGTTCCCCAGACCTATCAACGCATCACCGACCACGGGGAAGACCTTCCTGGTCGGTGCCGTTCCTACCTACGACAAGGAGTTCTCCAAGCCTTAGAGAAGTTGGATCCGGCTCTCGGGGCCAAAACCGTATCCACCCACCCCTCTGATTTCGCAGCAGACGTATACTATACAGGACCGAACGTCTCAATTCCCAGACGCAGAAAGGCCCGGTCAGCGGGTGCCAACCGGGCCTTGTGGTTCGTGAAAACCTCGGAGCTACCTACCCTTAGCGGGTGATGGTGAGCCGCGTGAGGCCCTTGGGGTTGTAGGCCCCAATGCCGAGGTTCTCGAACACGCTGAAGCCGATCGTGCGAGCCTTCGGGTCGTCCGCCGACAGCACGGTAAGCTCGGTCCGAACCGGGATACGGCCGAACATCTCGGGCTCACAGCACACGTACACCGTACCGACCGGAACCAGACGAGACACGATGATCTGGGCACCCCAAAGGGTGGCCATCAGACCGGTCTTGAGCAGGTCACGCTGCGACTCGATGTCGAGGATGTCCCGACCGAACTTGCGGAGGTCCGCGTAGTCACGGGCGTTCATGAACACCCGAGCGACCCGAAGGTCATGACGCTCGATCAGGCTGAAGGCATCGGCCAGAACCGCACCAGAGATGGGAGCCACGACGGGAACGTCGGGGTTCTCACCGCCCGCGATGCTGTCGAACCCTGCGGTTGCGATGGCATCGAGAACTGCGAAGACTCGCTCATCTTCGGCGGCCTGGATCTGCGCACGGGCGAGGTCCTGGGCACGTTCGATGAGATCAAACCTTCTCTCTTTGATCTGGGTGAGCGGAATCTCCGGGTTCGAGGCGATCTCGAACAGCGGGAAGATGACTCGACGCGGCTTGGTGATCGCGAGGATGTTCTCGCCTTCCTCACCAACGACATATGCCGTCACATCCGGGTCTTTGTCATAGATTGGCAGGGCTCCGTCTGGGAGCTGTTCCACCAGGAAGGTCTTGCGACCCACCGCCGTGTAGTCACGACGCAGCCGGAGGGGCTGTGTCATGGACGCGGCGAGCTTCGCCCGACCCTTGGGGGTCTTGATGAAGTCGCTGATGATCTTCTGCTTGACTGCGTTTGAAACGTTGCTCATGTCATCTCCCTCAGATGCGCTGGTCGAAGACGACTTCAGGCTGGACAGCGTCAGCAGGCATCTTCAAGATACCGATGACAGTTGCGGCGGCGAGCCCGTGCTCTGCATCAGCAGAGTTGAGCGCGTTGAAGAAGCTGGTGGTCGCACCGGCTCCGTCGTTCTGGGTAGCCGGAATCAGGTAGCCATTGCGGCTTGCAATCAGCTCCTGACCGACGTGGTAGGTGATGTCCCCACCCAGTGCGACAACCGCACCGCCTGTTGAGGCTCCGAGAGCCTGAGTCTCGAACAGCTGCGATGCGTAGGTGCCCTGTCCGGAGACGTATGGACCCTTACCCGAAGCAGCAGCCGGGAGGTTCTCGTAGGCGTTGCCAGCCGCCGAGTTGATGTAGAGACCGAGGGGACGAACGAAGGTCTCGTTCCCCACGTCGGCCAATCCCTCGGCGTTGCCACCGATGAAGTTGGAACCGACGTCCGGCCGGGTGAAGGCAACTGAACCGCTCAGAACGCCGAGGACACTGGTGTCCACGTTCGTGCTGATGGTAGCAGCCGCTGTGACGATGGGCGGATTCGTCTGTGTGAAGGCGTCATCGGTCAGGATTCCCACGGTGTTGCGAACACCAACGTGAAGAATCCGAAGTGCCGAGGACGACTCCAACCACGAACCGCTCGACTGTCCAAGCAATGGCATTTGAAATCTCCTGCCATGCTCCCTGTTTCCAGAGAACGGGTGATGAAGGGGGGACCAAACGGTTCGGAGTGAGCCGATCAGCCACTGTCGTCATTCATTAGTCATCGCGTATCGAGTCATTACCGAGAGTTTCGTCTCACCCAGCCTAGAAAGCGGCTGGTCGGAAACCCTGGACCGTCTGCAAGGAGACTGAACTCCTCACAGACAGAAACTTGGGGTGCCTAGCTGTTGAAGACAGCGGAGACATCAGGTGCCGAGTCCCAGAGCTTCTCCAGGTCGGAGAAGCCATCCTGGGCTGAAGCGGTCTTGGACACGTTGCCGAGGGTGCGGGGACCCTTGGACGGCTTGCGGGGCTGCGGACGGCGAGCAGCGGCGGTGCGCTCCATCGCGGTCTTGCCAGCCTTCTTGCTGCCCTCGGAGTCGGACTCTTCGTCCTCATCATCCTCGTCGTCCTCGTCATCCTCATCGTCGCCCGCAGTCTTCTCTGCGAACAGCGTTGAAAGAACGGCCAGGTCGTCGTCCATGCCCATCTCGTCTTCGTCCATCAGGCCCATGGGGTCTTCGCCCATGTCCATCTCGACTTCCATGTCGTCTTCGAGGTAGTCGGCCAGTGAGGCTCCGCCTTCGACGGTCTCATCGACAACTTCGTCCACAACCTCGTCCATGGCGACGGGCTCATCACCCTCCAGCATGGACTGGTACATGGCCTCGACCTCATCGAGTTCGGCCTTCTTGCCACCCTCGGCGTCGGCCTCGTCGTCGTCCTCTTCCTCGGCAAGCATCCGCTGAAGCAGAGTCTCGTCGTCATCGGAAGCGGACTTGTCCTCTTCGGCCAGCATCCGCTTGAGCAGAGCGTCCTCATCGGCCTCGGCCTTCTTGGAAGACTCAACGACCTCCTCTTCGTCCTCCTCCTCTTCGGCCACCTTGACGGGGGCAGAGACGATTCCGGCGAGGGTCGACACCTGGGTCGTCAGAGCCGCAAGGGCATCCATGACCTGGGCGTACCGAATCTCTTCGGCGGTCTTCTCGGCCGTGGCCTTCTTGGAGCCCTCGGCATCGGCCTCATCGTCGTCGCCATCCTCTTCGGCCATCATCTTCCGGAGGAGTGTGTCCTCATCCAGAGTCTGAGCTTCCATCCGACGCAGGGTAGCGTCGAGCTGGTGGTCGGGGAGGTCCATGAGGTCCAGAGCCTGGTCCTCAATGGCGGAGATGGAAGCCTCCTTGCCGAGCATGACCTCAGCAACGCGAATGGCTCGGGCGGCCTTCTTCTCGATGGTCGCCTGCAGCTCAGCTGCCGACTTCGAGACACCCAGGTTGGAGTCGGTCATCTGGTCGCCACCCTTTGAGGGGGACAGCTCCGGATCACCACCGCCACCAGCGGGGTGGGTCACACCCTCGTCGGGTGTCGCCGGGTGAGCCGACTCCGGGTACGGAGGCGGGTTGGGGTCTTCTGCCCAGCTTGACGTGTCCCCGTTCTTGTAGTCATCGGGACCGGGGTCGTCGTAGCCAGCCGGATGAGTGATTCCCTCATCAGGGTAGGCCGGGTGGGCAGACGCTTCCTTCTCAGCAGCGAGACGCTCACGCCGTTCAATGGGAAGCTCGAATGCGGTGGAGGCGTTCTCCTCCCCGCGCCAGGTCAAACGCTCACGCTCTCTCATGGTCATGAGAAGCTCCTGTCATTTGAGTTTGCGTCGACCCTAAAAGAGCCTCCGCTAGGGAGAGAGTTCTGCCAAGACGAAAAACCGCCTTGGCATCGGGCTTGTCCAAAGGACGTCCCAC